AGTTGGGTTATATAAAAAGGGTCTATACAATATATTCCATTTTGACACTTTGACACATTTGACAGGACAGATAGGTTTCCAACAGTTGCCATAGATTTTTACTTTTTACTTTTCACTTTTCAGAATTTTAAAACCACCAAACCATATTTTCATTCTCTTAGACACTTTTTGATTTCATATCTGTCCTGTCAATCTGTCACACATATCGTAGTCAAATCGGCGACTGAAATTAAAGTATGTAATTCCTTTGTCTTTTTATATACACCACCTCTACAACGGTCAGCTTCTATTAAGTCTTCCTCATATTTCTCAAAAGTATTTTGATTGTAATCTATAAAATACATACCGTCAGTAAAGTTAAATACAAATCGTAACTCCTTACCTTGTATCTTGCTAAAGAATTTACTGTTTGGAATGTATGTGGTCTCGTGTGTTGCGAATGGAAACCTCCTTGTCTTTATTTCATATCTTGCTGTATCACTTTCGGCGTCGTAGTAGGAACCCTCTGGCATTTGCTTTATAGGTTCGTTAAAGAACCGCTCCAGCTTTTTTATAACGGCTGGTTCCACTTTGGTCCCAAATTCTAAGTCCTCTTTTACAACGGTTTCGCTATCATTTACATTTTCTATGTTATCTTTTCTAATCAACCAACAAGGCATTAAGCTTTCTATATTGTTTAGCCAACTTTGGCTTTAAGTATAAATAAAAATAAAGATTATAATTATTAATTAAATTATAAAACATTATAATAGATTATTAGATTATTTTGACTTAAAGATTATAATATATGTAATATTATAAGATATAATAAGATATGCCAAAGAAATCAATTGACTACTCCAAAAATATTATATATAAAATCGTCTGTAATGACCCTACTATAGCTGACTGCTACGTCGGTCATACTACAGATTTTGTTAAACGTAAAGCCGCACACAAGTCCAACTGTAATAGTGATTATTCATTCCTTCAGTTTAACCTTTACAAAATTATTAAAGATAATGGTGGCTGGACTAATTGGTCTATGCTTGTTGTTGAGGAATTCCCCTGTAGCAATTCAGCTGAGGCTGGAACAAGAGAATACTATTGGGTCGGCAAACTGGGGGCTAAACTTAATACAAATAGTCCTTCTAAGATTATTAAGGAGAAACCAGAAAATAATAATATTGCTATTAATTATATGGAAAATCTTAAGGCATATATTAAATCTAAAAGACCCTCTTTAGGAGACAGCTCTGTTACTACTTACTCGTCTATCCTCAAAAATTTATACAAGAAAGTATTTGGAGAAGGTGATATGAATTTTGATAAGTTTGGTGAAACCGAAACTGTCTTGGAACATTTGAAAGACCTACCTGCTAATAAGCGTAAGACTATTTTGTCCGCTCTTGTTGTTATCACCGATAGTAAGAAATACAGGGACAGTATGCTCGTAGACATTAAAGACTACAATAAGGAAATTGATAAACAGGAAAAGAGCGACGCCCAAAAAGAAAACTGGGTTGAGCCTGCTGAAATAAAATCTGTATGGGATACATTAAAGAAGAATGCCGACTTGTTATATAAGAAAGGAACCTTATCTGCCAGCGACCTACAAGCCATACAGCCTTTCATTATCCTCTCACTACTTGGGGGGATTTTTATTTCTCCTCGCCGCTCTCTTGACTTTGTGGATTTTAAAATTAAGAATGTCAACAAAACCGACGACAACTTTATTGACAAAAAGGATATGGTTTTTAACAGCTTTAAAACTGCTAAATGCTACGGCGAACAACGTGTCCCAATTCCAACACCCTTAAAAAGTATTCTAACTAAATGGATTAAAGTTAATCCAACTGAGTTCCTATTGTTTGACGCTAATGGCGGACAACTTAGTTCTGTTAAGTTAAATCAACGTTTGAATAAACTATTCGGCGGTAAAAAGGTGGGCGTGAATATCCTAAGGCATTCCTATTTGACTGACAAATATGCCGAGCATTCTGCGAGTAAAAAGGCTGTTGCTGCTACTATGACTGAAATGGGTAGTTCACCTGCTATGCTTGAGACTTACGTCAAGACCGATTAGAACTTTCCCATTTTGATATCCTGGCCGTCTATTATTGAAGGGTCAGCTACTCTTATTCCGTCTCCACCTTTTCCAAAGACCTCTATTGGGTGCTTGTCTCTTAACTCTTTCTCCGCTGGCCTGAAAAAATGTTTCAAGATATATTCATTCTTTTTGTAATCTATACTCTTATCTAAATCGTCAAACAAACTTGTAAAGTGTTCGCAGTCCGTATACAAGTCCTTACTCCTATCTGGATATACATTTATAAAGTAGGACCAAGCCAAACAATACCAACCGCAAGCTGAGTTCATTAGTGACTGGATATCCTTTTTATTGTGAGGAACAAACCCTCCTCCTATAAACTCCTTGACTATTTGGGGCTCTGGCTGGCCGAAACTATCAAAATACGCCTTCTCTATCTTACCATTTGGGTAACGATTTACTTGAAAGGCGGTGTAATGGCTGCCTTCGTTTTTGTGACCGTCGTCGTCATATTCGTTCTCCATATTAATTATATACGTTCTATTGAACTTTAATCTCTTGCCTTGTAGATTATCTTTGAAGTCGCAAAACTCCAAGGGGATTTTCATTTTCTCTGCTAACTTCCATATCTGCGTATCTGTTAGAGCCATTCTATTATATATTACTAAACATTTTATATTTATTAATATATCGCTAAATTATTAATTATCTCCTAAATCTTTTTGACTTGGACTTTTTGGGTGAGTGAGTTCAAACTCTTCCGTCTTTGCCTCCGCCTCTGTATCCCTGATAATCTTAATCCGTCCACCACACATTATACACTCTTTACATTTTGATTTGAAGCAGAGCGAAGCTAACTTTATAACCATAGCACTTGTCGTTGCCACGAATGCGACCCAGAATGTCTCCGTTAACACCATATATATATTGCTTGAGATTTAAAACAAATTAGTTTTCGTTAATGTTATAGTCAAATTAAACTGTGTAGTCCAACCACCACCATTATCGGCAGCGAACCATAGCAACATATTTAATGGAACATTTCCACTCCCAGTATTAACCATACCACTAAAATTAACCCAGTCAGTCCAAACGACAGGCAAATAAGGACCATTACCACTCGCATATCCAAAGATTTTCTGGTCGGCAGAATAAGGAGTAGAACTATTGAAAGTAATAGGAGCATATGTAGAAAACGCTTGGTCTTGAAACTCAATATATAATCCTATCCCTTTATCGCCTGGAACTGGAAACTGATAGCAATTCAAAGCAAATTCTATTTTCCAATTTGTAGAAGTATAACCAGCACTTGGATTTAAACCGAAAAACTCATACGGAACTGGAAAATTAACATTATATACATTTTCCATAGTTTGTCCGCCAGCGTTGTAAGTAAAATTACTTCCTATTATTGTAGTCGTCAAACATATCGGCACGGCAGACTGATACTGATTAAGATTAGGGGCGTATAATCTTATACTGCTGTCGTTAGCGGTATTTTGTAGTAAAATATCTTGGTCGCCGCCGCTGGTCGTTAATTCTATAAAACCAGCAGCAGCAGTTACATTAAAATTAACACCAGCATTAATATTGGTATTATCATTTGAAGTTAAAACTAACTGATTGCTTGATTGAACCGTTAAATCATATCCACCTACGTTTTGAATAGTTGAAGAACTTGTTGCTGTTGTAAATGCTAATCCACTTGGAGTTAAAGCAGCACTTTCACCTACCGTAGCCGTAACTAAAACTTGGTCGTTAAATTGAACTGTTGTCGCATTTGGTGCTGGTTCTAATGCCTGTAATGCTTGGTCTAATGTAGTCAAAACTCCTGCTAACTGTGCTTGGATTGTTGCGGAATTTCCTATAACGTAATCAGGTGCTTCAAAGGTCGCCATTATATATAGCCTGTGATAAAAAATATAACAAAACACCTAATTATTTGGCTCAACCTTTCCTAAAGGTTGGATTAAACAAAATAAGCTACACCAGAAGAAAAGTTTGTCGTTGTTGGCGTATTTGTAACCGACGTTTGACTTGATAAAATTCTTAGACTGGTTGAGAAAGCCATTATATTTCCTATATAGTTGGCAGCACTATATGGTGAATTTGGGATATTAACGGCACACAAAATCTGTATAATACTTCCTGCTATTGTTCTTGAAAATGATATAGGAACGTAACCGTATCCACTTGTTCCAATAGTATAAACGTTATTACCGCTTGAACCTATTACGTTCGCAAATGTTGATTGGGTTACATATGGTATCATTTGAGTTGTTGAACTATTTAATACCAAATCTATAATGCTGTAAGTGTTTGGGTTTACATTTGTCCCACTTGTAGGAACAATACCACTTAAAGGGACTGGGCTTCCTGTCGCTGAATTTATAGAATTTGCGAAAATTTGGTAATTAAATTCCAATCTTATCGTAGTGCTATATGTCGTAGCGTTTGGGTAAGGTAGATTTATTGTCGCTGTCCTTATTCCACCAAAACCACTTGCTGTTATATTAAAACCACTCCAAGACCAAGCTTGGGGAACAAAACCGCTTGTTATCGCCCCTTGGACCCACGCTGTCGTTGGTATTTTTGTTGTGCTATCCGTAAAAGCTGGCTGGGCTACGGTTGTTGAAGGTTGCCCTGTTATTGACAACGCTCCTGTTAATGTCGCCGTTGAACCTTGACAAAGAAGGGACGAAGTGGGGTCGTAACCTCCTGAGCCTCCTCCTGCTCCAATTAAAGCACTTGTTGGTGTTATTCTTACACCTGTTTTGGTAGCAGACCAAGACGTTAACGTCAAAGATTGAGTGGATATAGCGGAACCACCTACTACTATTTCACTATCCCCTGGTTGGACTATCGCATTATAAGCACCTGAGGTTGAATTTGGAAGAAAATACATATAATCACTACTTGTTAGGTCTGTCATACTCAAAGCTTGAATAGGATTTCCAGCAGCTGTAATATTCATATTAGTTCCTAATGTAAATGTATTGGTTCCAGTCCAAGTATTGTTTAAAGGTAATAAAGAGCCACCTCCTCCTGCTATCGCCGTATTCACCCAAGCTGTCGTTGGGACTAAAGCATTATTGGCACCTAATGCTGGTGGGTCATTCAAAGTTATCGGTGAATTGAAAGCAGCTGTGCCTTCTGTTAGCGTGCTGCTTAATGTTAACAACCCTGATTGAGCTATTGGGTATCTTACAAATAATGTTGCTAAATAATCTACGGTTAGGACACCGCTCTCATTAAGAAAGACACCAGCGTCAAAGATTGGCAAATTCTCTTGTGGTGGTTGGTAACTACTCATTATATATACTGTTGGATAAAATAATTATTAGTTTAGCATATTATTATTTTGTGTTTATATATGTATAATGGCTCCCAAGAAAAAGAAAGCTGCTCCTATTACTGCTGAAATCAAAAACTGGTATGAGGAAATGCCTGCTGAGTTCCTTGATAAAAAGATACCCAATCCTAATGAATTCATTCACCATATGACAATCCCATTTAGGGCCGTAGTGGTGGCACCTTCAGGGAGCGGAAAATCTAACTTTATCACCGACTTAATTTCCAAATTCTCCGCTAATGAAGGGACTTTTGCGTCTATTGATATTATTTGTAAGGACGACAAAGAACCGCTGTATAAATATTTGAAATCAAAAAGCGAAGCTATATCCGTTAAAGAAGGCCTTCACAATCTACCTCAATTGGATAAATTTGATAAAGACGTGGCCCACTTGGTCGTAATTGACGATTGTCAGTTGGATAAGGACTTGGACCGAGTTTGTCAATACTATATCCGTTGCCGTAAAAAATCCGTTTCCATTTTATTCTTGGCTCAAAACTATTTCTACATTCCCAAAGTGGTTAGGAACAATTGCTCCTATTTTGTTATTCTCAAAGTATCAGGACAACGTGAGCTTACTCTCATTTTAAAAGAACAAGGCTTAGGCTTGTCAAAAGAACAGCTACTCAATATGTATCATTACGCTACGAATGAAAAATTTAGTCCCTTGATTGTTGACGTGGAAAGTATGGACGACCTACAAAAATTCAGGAAAGGGTTTGACGAATATTTAGACCCAGCCAACTTTCTATAAACGTGACACTTTGACAGGTCAGATAGGTTTCCAAAGACTATCCAAGGAATATTTCTGGCCGATTTCTGAAATTAGAAATGTAAAAAGTAAAAAGCAATATGGTTATTGGTCTTGTCATTTCAATCTGTCAAGTGTCACAAGTGTCAAAGTTTAGGAAACTACTGTATAAACAGCTAAGATATGACAGATTTGACAGATAAAAACATACAACAGTTAGTATAATGGTATAATACTCTTTTTACTTTTAAAAATTCTAAAAGTAAAATTCACCCAGAAATATTCCTTGGATAGTCTTTGGAAATCTATCCGACCTGTCAATCTGTCACGTCGCTTAATTAAAGTAAAGAAGGGTCAGTTATAGGGCTTCTTGAAGGAGGAGGAACAGCACCACCTTTCATTTTCTTTTTTCTAATTGACGCCATAAATGCTTTGGCTTCTGCTGAACCTTTTACCAATCCCATACCTCTTGGTTTTGTTGAGCCTGGACCAATCGGTCTTACTCCGCTCATATCCATTCCCATACCTCTTGGTTTCATTCCGCCTGGACCAATTGGAGCACCTTTACCTCTTACCATTTTTACCGCTACCATTTCTGCGTGTCTACCTGCGTGAGCGACGTCGTCTCCTAAACGTCTTAATGCTCCATATCCTGGAACGTCTTGTAATGATAATCCGCTGCCGTGAAGTCCTGAGACCATAGCGTGAGGTGAGTGAAAAACATTTGCCATAGCGTTAGGGTGTCTTGAAAACATAGGGTTAGGGGACATTAGACGAGGGTCTATTCCAAAACCTCTTGCGTGTGGTATAACGTGTGCCATTCTATATATAGACTTGTGATTTTTATTTTTCAAAATAACGTTTAAATAAAATTGAGCTCTCCTTAATGTTGTCTCTTTATAATGTTCTGGGTCCGCCAATATTTTCTCAGCAAAGTCTTTCAAACTGTGGACGTTTACGTCTGGGTGGTCGTGCCTAAATCTGTCAAACTGTTCCGTAAAGCTGCCCCATTTCATATCCTCAAAATCTATTACACCCTCTCCTATCATTTGGTCTTTGTCTAAAGCTGATAAAGTATCGGTGCCGTGATTTGTCAAAGGATTATAAGAACTGGATTTCACCTCTATCTCCTTTTTATTCTTCTTTTGAAATGGATTGAGTGCTGATACCACGTCACCTTGCGTTCTTATATCCGTCTGGTTCGCATTCGTTTTGTTTTGAAAGGGGACTGTTGCCTTGTTTACGGTGATTGTTTCTTTTGAATTCTTACCCAATAGCTCCGCTTGAAGACCGCCTTGGCTGTGACCTATTGTTGAAATAGATTTGGCTCCATATTTCTTTTCCGCTGCGTCTTGGACTTTCTTGGCCTCTTTGTATCTGTCCGTCTTTTTATAAGCCCACTTTCCTCCTAAAGCATATACAGCGTTGTTACCCCAATCGGTTATACCTTGTGTTCCCATATGAGCCACTACGGTTTGACCTGTCTTACTATTGTGATACACTTTGGTCGTCTTGGAACTAACACTTGGGTCTAATACAAAGTCATTCACCTTGGTCGTCTTGGCGTCATAGGAGGCACCTAATAACTTTTTCAATTCGTCTGCTGACAAAGCACCGCCTTTAATGTTAGGACGATTAAGTCCTAAACCAGCGTAGTTCTCGCTATCACTATCGGTATCACTTGAACCGCCGTCGTCCAAACTATCGGTGTCGTTACCGTCTGTTGAACTATTTTCGTAATCAGGTTCTTTTCTACGTTTCATATGTGTTTCAACGTCGCTTTCACTTTCATACTTGTCAGGTTTCATATGCTGTTCTATATCAGCTAAGCTGTCAAACTTGTCCGCATTTTTAACAATTTTTCTGGTTGATTTCAAACCTTTACCGCTGTCGCTGTCGCTGTCGCTGTCGCTACCAGAGCTAAAACCCTCACCTTTAACACCAAATTTCTCTTTCATACCAGCAAGACGATTTTTAATTTTTTTCCAAACACTATGGTAAGGGCTTACATTTCTCTCTTCCAACTTATTAAGTCCATTATACACACCTCTAAATTCGTTCCAACTTTTAAATTCGTCATTTTTCATTTTGTCTAAAAGGGATTTATATCTTTCTAATAAAGGGTCTTCTTTTGGCCTTTCCACCGATTTCAAATGAGGAACTGTAGTCAACGCCTTTACGTCCTCTGGTGGTCTACTCTCCTCCAATAAAGGTTCGTCCTCCTCTATAATTAATTTTCTTCTTGTTAAGGGCTTAACTGGCTTAACTTTCTTGGAACCTTTCGGTCTCCCTCTTGGCCCTTTCGGAGGGGGAGGTGGCTTAGGTGGACCTTTTGGTCTCCCTCTTGGTTTCGGAGGCGGTTTCTCTGGTTTCGGTGGTGGAGGCGGATTGTTACCATATACCTCTGGTAAATTCTTGTCATATTCGTATCCGTGTTCTTCTCCGTTTTTACCCAAATAAACTGGTCTACCTCGTTCTTTAATAGGACCGTGAGGATATTTCTTCGTAGCTGATTTACCCTTGTTAGCATTTACGTCTCGTTCCCAAGCCAAAAGCTTTGCCTGGTCGGCTGGTTTAAACTGGCTAAAAGAAGGGCTATCCATAGGCTCAGCAGATACAATTGTCGGACTTCTTACGTCTCCTCTTTTCAAATCAATTACCAAATTGTGTTTTCTTTTTGCTAAATTTCTAACTGTTGTAATCGGATTTAATAATTTCCACCCTTTACTTTTGCTATAGGAGGCAAAAAAAGGAGGCATTTCCATTCCAAATTCGCCTACTTGTGGTATTGGTAAATCACCGCCTTTGATAGTATCAAATTTAATCATATATATATTGGAATATATATTATTATTTATTATTTATTGCTTAATATAGTCCTGCTCCTGAATGTGAAACTCTTAAAAAGGCTGGGCCTAATCTGCTACCAAATTGGAAATTGGCCGACAAAGGTTGTGACCTTAAAGCAGGTGGTTCAGCACCAATCAAAGTCCCACCGCAACCTACAGAAGACATTTCTCTACGGTTACTAACTGGTCTTCTAATGTGGTTTCGCATACCGTGACCGTATAGTCCCTCACCATATAAACCGTGACCGTATAAACCGTGACCGTAAAGTCCGTGACCTACAACGTCGTCAGGAACGTCGTCAGCATACATACTACGGCTATCTCCACCGCTGTAATCTAACATACGAGCATTTTTCTCTTGTAATTCAAGTCTCTTCTTTTGGACCAACTGTTCCAATTCTGCTAATCCCATATTCTGTAAATAAGAACCAGCTGCGGCTTTATCCAACTTACCGATATCTTGGCCTGTATATGCGTTAAACATTTCAGTCAAGGGTCCTCTGGAAGGCGGAGCATTCTTTGCCTCTTTGTATGCGTCCATATAACCTTGAATATCGTGACCTGAATAGTCGCTGGCTTGTTGAATAGCATACTGTCTTGGGTCTTTCTTAACTGTATTATATTTTTGCTGTAAATCCGCATAGGAACCCAAATCTTCACCTGTTGCTTGACTTAGCTGGCCCAAAGCCAAATCTCCTAATCCAGATTTCGCAGCATATTCACTTGCCGCAGCCAAGGCAGCAGAAGGGTCTTTCCTAATAGCATTATACTTACCTTTAATATTTTTTCTTGATTTGTCAGGGTCCTCAATATAAGCTTGGGCTGTCTTATCCAAAGCAGTCGCACCTTGATTAATAAAAGGGGCAAACTCAGGAGCATATGCGGATAAAGCTTGAGCTCCCATTTGAGTTCCAACGTGTATCGCCTCTTGTGCTAAGGGTTTCAAAGCTGCTCCCACCTTGTAGACCGCTTTCTTGATACCAGCCTTTTTAAATGCCTTGTCCGCTTTCTTTCCAAATATTCCTCCCTTACCACCAATCAAACCCAAACCGTGATTGTGTGCCAACTCCTCCGCCGACATTTTCAAATTCAAACCTTTACCTTTGCTAAACGTTCTGGTAATGTGATTGAAATTTTCTGCGTGAACCAAAAGGGGAATGTCTCCACCTTTAATTCTGGCAGCCATTCCTTTTCTCAACTTTGCTAAAGTTCTTGAAGGTGCGTGAACGTGAATAAAACTAAATCCGTGAGGTGCTTCCATATTATATTGTAAAGATTATAAATTTACAAGATAATACTAATTGGACGCTCTCCTGTTTCAATAAACGGATATTAAGAACGCCCTTTAATATCAAGATAATTGTTAAGACAAATAAGTCCTCACCAAAGAAGCTGGTCTGCGTAGTATCCTCTGCTGCCTTTAATTAAGCGGTCTTTCTGGTGTCGTATTTTATAAAGTGCCCTCCTTTTGTCTGCGTATTCCTGTCCTCTGCTTTTGATATAGTGCGGAAAATCTTCATACTCCGCTGAACCGCAAGAAGTAATAAAAACCCCATTCTTGTCATAGACGTCTAATTTATATTTAGGTTTTATTGAAGGCTTTACAACTACTCCTAAATCTTTGGCTTTTTTAAAAGTATACGGCAAAATTTCATACATTATATATACATTAAGATATTATTTAATAATTTATTACACACGTGCTCCTGTCAAGATATCAAGAGACACCTCAACACCGTAACAAACAAAGACGAAGACGTCAATAGGGAGAGCATTCATAGATAGACCCAAAATGTTAACGGATTTAGGAACGGCTTCCTCAACTGGTAACATACGACCGCAATCAACGTAGTAATAGCAATACTCGCTTTCAAATGCCTTACTGTCAATCAAACCAGAGGTCATACCGTCTGTCATACCACCGTTAACAGCATTAGTTCCGTAAAGTTGATTTTGAAATTGTTCGTATGAATAACGTTCGGTATTGTAAATTGCGTTTTGACCTGAAATTTGGACGTTAAACTGGTTAAAAAGACAAAGGGGACTTGTTGGTCCACCGCCAGCAGGGTCAAAAGGAGACAAAAGCGGAGAGTAAGCCCAAGAATTGGTGATACCACCAGCAGCTCCAGCACCAGTTAAAAAGGGCATTACAAGCACCGATTTAATGTTGGCAATACCGTTAGAAATCAAATTGTTAAAATTTTGGGAAGGTTTAATGGTATTCACAATTTGGTATTGATATACGTCGGTGTAAACGATTTTCTTAACAGGGGACGACAAGTAAGAACTTTCAAATACTGGGTTAAAAGTGTAGGCTGGGACGTTGAGGATAACTGAGCCTGAAAGGGGACCACTTTGAACTCCAATATTGGCGATTTGTGTAGAGTTTTGAAGTCTGTTACCAACGGAAAGAGAAGCAATAAAATTACCAGCAGGGAGAGCGTAAGCAGAGGCCGACATATTACCAGGACGAGCCAAAGCAGAAGCAATCATTATAGGTTGAACTCCACCAAGAGGAGAAGTAGGAACAACGTTGGCAAAAGTTCTTACTGGAGCACCTGCCAAGACGTTAACGTCAGCAGCAGCAATAGCAGCAGCGTTAATGTAATCAGTAATATAAGTTCCAACTCCGTATTGAGGTCCTGTAAGCTGAGATATAATAGCTACGTAAACAGGTCCAGCAGTAGCAAAAACCATACCAGGAGTGAGAGCAACGGCAGTCGCAGCAATAGTAGCCACACCAGTATTTGCGGCAACAGCAACGTTAGCCACACCTAAAGCATTCGCAGCAGTAACAACGTCAAAAGCAACGGAACTTTGATTTAAATTGATAGTCAATTTCATAAAAACACCCTTTAAGAGGGGAACACGTTCAAAGAAGGAGGCAACGTGCTTCAAGTAAATAATAGCACTAATGGAGATTTGAATGTAACCATATCCACCGTTAGCAGCTTGACTGACTTTGTTGTTAATGTAAGACTTCCAAATTTGAGTAGCGGAAGCAGCAGGTAAAAGATTGCTAAAGGGTTGGGCTTGAAGGTCAGTTCCAGTTATAGCAGCAGGGTCATAGGCCCAAGCCAACTGACGTTGTAACAACCCTTCGTTGTGGGATTTACCAGAGGCTAAAGCACCTGACACTACGATAGGAGCCTGAGCGTTGTTGTTGTTACACACACCGATACCAGATTGACCTGAAACGTTAGCAGCGTTACCGCAAAGGGTCCAGCTTAGGGGACTATCAGGATAAAAACCAAGCTGAGAGCTTTGAGTTAGCAAATCGTCAAAAGACATACTTGTCATTAGCTTAAAAGTATTCCAAAGCCCAATATAAGGAGTTTGCTGAATGATAGTCGTTCCGTTATAATCCAAAGTAAAGGAGTGAATTACGGAACCATACCAATTTTTAAGACCCATTACGAAGTCAGCACTACGGCCTTGAGTAGCAGGCTGGAAATAGGTATCAGCACCAGCGTTAGCAGTTCCAGTTCCGCTTAAAGTAAGTAAGAGGGGGCACATTAGGTAGGCCTCTCGGTAGTTCATATATTTATTACTGTTAGCAAGCTGGGAAGTATCAATAACAGACTGATTACCTTGGTAATTTTGATTTTGATTGTCAAGTATGCTTAACCAATCTTTGCGGACGAAGACGGAAGGGGAACCCTCGCTTTGGGAGCTCATATCAAAGACTAAACTATCAGCCGACATATATATAATGCTTGAGATAAAAAATCTCAGGGATTATACTTTATTCCTATTCCTAAACGTTTTTAAAACTTTATAGATTGGGGCTTTTTAGACAAGGGTTTTAATTTCAGGGCCGCCAACTTTTCGCCTAAACTTCCGCCTCTAACTTCTCGGCCAGTAGTGGCTTCGTATTCAGGGACTGAGGCATATGCGGACCCACCGCCTGCTCCTCCAGGGTTCAAAAGGACTGAGCCCATACCAGTTCCACTCATAGGTGCTCGTATCATTCGGTGTGCTATACAAATATTGGGATTTCGCCTATGTAACATATATATAGTATAATATTTTATTTCTGTTTAGTATTCCTTATACTTCGTGGCCTTTTTCCAAAATACGCTTCTTCAAATTCCTAAATCTCAAAGTGCCTATCATTAGGGCGTTCAACGCCGTAATCTGTTTCTGGACCGCCTCCTCTTTTTCTCTCTCCTGCGTTTCGCCACCATTCTTCATAGCATTCATTAGTCTCATTTGTTCTTTGCTAAAGTCTTCGTATAGCTTATTCAAGTATTGTTCTGTAATGTCGCAACCGAAATTCATTCGTATATAATTAAGCAACATTTTAATCCTAAACTTTATTCGTATTATATGCCTGTTTATATGAAAGTGTCCTAACATTATTTGCCTCCTGTAGATTGTTCCAACGCCGAGTATACTGAGCCTTCGTCGTGTGTGTCCCTGATAACCAAAACGATTGTCATATTGGGGTCTAAGATTTGTAGGGGTTGGAAATTGAGACCGAGAATTTGTAAACGTATTTGACTATACGTTCCGTTCAACATTTTATTCCAGGCAAACTGGGGTGGATACTCGCTGATTTGTAATCCAAATTCAACCCTTGGGTTGAGTGAATATATGATAGAGTTGGGTGACGCATACTTATTCAAAATATTTGAGACTGAAACGTATATGCTACTATTGGGCTGGACTTGTGGGGCTTGTGAGCTAAGGTAGGAACAATTTATTCCCAAGTTAAGCTGTGCTAAAGTAGGAGGGCCTACTAATTGACCGTTGGGGTATGTAGTGGGATTTCCATATGTATAAGTGCCTGCTGTGAAACCTACTATATCACTAAAATTGGCTGGGAAATAAAAAGCTGGATTGTATCTATTTACACCGTTAGTAGGGAACCCAGCAAATGCGGTTGTTCCTGCGGAGGCAGAGGCAGCTGGTGTAGTCCAGCCAGCCCAAGAAGTCCCAGCATTTCCAGTCCAAATACCAGTTACACCACTATAAGTAAAGTTAGTTGCTAAAGGCAAAGGGAAAGTGTTTACTTGGATAGCATATCGTGGTGCGTTAATCAGCATTTCCAAATAGTAAACGTTGTTTCCCCCTGCGTCTATAAAGTAAAGACCGTTTTGGATACAATAGTATTGGACCAGAGAATTCAATTGAGCTATACTATATTGCCCTGGTGGGATTGCTATAACAATCGTAGTAAGCTGAGCGGCACCAGAGCTGACAGCACCAGCTGAGTTTGTAGGATAATAAAATGTGAATGTCGTGTTACCAAGTGGGACTGAAATGTTGTTCCAGCTGTAAAACATATTAATACTTTGGACTGCTATTTCGTGGTGAGGGAAATGAAGCGAGTTTGGAAAATTATATACAAACTGGTTGTTATTGCCGTCCTTGACTAAGTTATTCTGGTTAAGCACTACTGTTGAAGGCATATATATAATTAAGAATATTTTATTTTCTTCTGTGTGCCTTAATTACTTTTTTAGTGGCTGAATATTCGCCGTCGCTACAACTACAGCCTTGCGTGGTATTGTTACCTTTAAGTCCTAAATAAAAAGCCACTTGGTTACCACCTGCTATAAATGGGGCCTGGGACCCTCCTGACCTCATTTGAATAATGTTATTGGGTGTTCTTGGATTGTCTACTTTAAAGGAATATCCTTGACCGAAATCTCCGCTAAATCCGTCCATATATATTGCTAAACATTTTAATTTATTTCTAAAAACCCATAGAAGCCAAGTCCACCAAAATCTCGTGAGCTTCTCTCCTTGGTATTCTGCCTGCTTGTAACATTTTCATTAGCATTAGTTTAAACTCCTTAATGAGGGCTTTGTTATCATTACCAGCAATTATCTCCCCTTTCAAAATATCAAAACGGTCATTCTCCTTGGTCTCCTCGTCTTTGTTTGGTTTGATATCAGGTGCGTTTTCAATTCGGCAAGTATGGCATATGTGGTGTAAGTGTTCCTTCTCTTTTAATCCCATACCTTTTATAACGTCGTCGTGAGGTGTTATTCCGCCGATTATACTTTTCAAAACGCTTGCTACGTTACCAGAGACTTTTTGGGTAGGAAGGTCTTTGATAGGAACACCGCTTGGTCTGTGGACCATTAGGATACCGTCGCTAAGCTTGTGGTGGTTAATCAAGTATTTACCAAAAGGTTTATACGGTTTTGGTTTAACAAACTCTCCGTCCACGTGTCCTCTGTTGATATGACTTTTTCCTAAACCGTGACCTTTTAGTCTCGGCTTGAGACCGTATCCTTGGGTGCTACCCATAGTATCTTTATCGGTCCCACCTGAATAGTAAGAAGAAGGGGGTTGTGTGCTACTGGCTTCACTTTTACCGCTTGGAAAATTAATAGGTTTGCCTGCTTGTGCTTGTGCTTGTGCTGGTGCCTTTTGATTTCCATACCAAGACCTGTGAATAGATTTCAATTCGTCCAACGAAAGAGCCAAGTCTTTTTTAACTCTAACTTCCGCAATTTGGTCTTTGTGTTGCCATAAAAACTCTTGTAGTTTGCCCTTGATACCGTCTACGGTCTCTATTTCTTCAGGTGTGGTATCCTCTGTAATTTCTCCAAACCCTCTGCTATTTTGTCTTTCAGCTGGAGGAGGAGATAAATGTCTTGAATGAAGATTTCTGTATTTTTCTTGTGCCAGACCAGCTTGTGGTGTTGCGGAAGCAGCTGAAGGAGGGTTTTGTTTGTTTTGAATGTTATCTACATATGCTTTGACTAATCTGTATCCTTCTCCTCCATTTCTTGTTCTTTCTTCGTCAGTAAAACCATATTCGTCTTGAGGCTCACCTTTATAATTGTGAGTTGGTCTACCGTTAGGGTGTGTAGGTGGTTGTAAACCAGCATACATACTGCTTCCACCTTGAGGAGGTTGAGGTAATTGTTGTCTAAACTCATTCATATCCAACGCCTGCCCCATATCCTCTTTTTCTTCTACGGCTGAATTTATCGCTTGCTGATAATTTTGCTGAGCTTCCTGTAGCTCTGGCCCAGCAGCCGTAACTTCTATTGCCCTTCTAATAGCCCTTTCCGTCCCTTGTAAGTCTCCGTTGGAATGATTTAACTGAATTTCTGCGAGTGCGTTCTCTGCTTGTTTTCTGGAAAATAGACCGCTAAAAAAAGCACTTCCTCGTTCAAACATACTGGCTTGTTTCGCCTTGGGAACAGTTCTTAATGCTGCTAAATCGTCTGCTGACGGAATAATGCTCTCAATACGAGCCAAGTTTACTCTTAATCCGCCAATCGCATTCATTATACCACCAGTAGCGTCTTGTAACTGAGCTGGAGTAGCCCCACCAGGAACAAGGGGAATTTGAGGCCCACCGTTACCACCAACTGGGTTGAAATTAGCACCACCAGGTCCTCCACCTTGAGGAGGAGGAGGAGGAGGATAATTTGGAATAATAGCGGCTCCTCCTGCGGCTTGAATTTCTCCTTGAATTTGCTGTAATAAATTATACAAAGCAGCTATATCTTGGCGTCTAACCATTACATTCAAAATTTGCTGTGTTGAGGCCAAAATGCCCTCACCTGTGGCTTGCTGTAATCCAAAGTCAACGCCGTTGGTTCTTCGTATTTTGTCTTGTAGGGCGGCTATGTAACGACCCATTACTGCCGTAGGAACATTTCGTCCCTTGAAGTCTGTAGCAATAAAAAGCTTGTATTGTATAACAAACAGACGTTGGTCTGGTGTAAGACGCTGTGCTACTTCGTTTGCTACAGTTGAGTTACAAAAGTTTTGTTCTTGTAGGAAACTGCGGACTTCTTGCTTAAGCCCCTCTTGGTCCGCAATTCGTTCGGTGGTGGTTCGGTTATCTGTGGGTTGATTGGGTGTTTGGCCTGTAGATTTTAAAATCATATTGGCATTCAAATTCTTCTGATTGTTATCAGCTTGTAGCTTGAGATTGGCTACGTAATTTTCCCTATATTTGGAAGCGTCCAACGGTGACTTACAAGGTGGGTTCATATATATTACTAAAGATATAAAAAAACCTTGGTAACATACTATTTAACCATTACTTTCTCTAATTCCTCTGGTTTGTCGGCGTAGTATTCTTTCTGTTCTTCGGACAAAATAGTCTCTCTGCTTCCAAGGACAGGGACATATTGGGCTCCAGCGTTGAAATCTTCATTCAGGATATCTTCGTTGACAATTCTGTTAAAGTCTTCCATTAAAACTTCTTCCCAATTGTCAGGCAACTTTTGTATATACTCGTTCATTATACGGTTGAATTTCTTTTGCTGACTATCTCCTAAAGCTCTAAAGCTATGTAAAGGGGCGTAACCGAGCTTCGGCATTATAATAACGGACAAACGTTGGGCGTTCTCTTTGTTGAAATCGTCTTTTCCAAATGGCATTCTTAGTATTATTAAAGATTATTATTTTCCATTTTTAGCCCAATTGTGTTTAGGACAAAATTATATTGACTTGGCGTCGTGACAGATTGACAGGACGCTTCTATTTCCAAAGACTATCCAGGGAAATTTTCTGGGGGATTTCTGGAAATAGAAATGTAAAAAGTGAAAAGTGATATTGGTTGTATGTTTGTCATTCTATCTGTCACAAGTGTCACAAGTGTCAAGGTTAAGGACAAAATTGTATTAACAGCTATACATATTAATTATATAATGACAGATATGACAGATAACATACATACAACAGTTACTAACATAGGCTAAACCCTTTTTACTTTTCAAACTTCCTCACCTCAGAAATCCCCCAGAAAAATTCCTTGGATAGTCTTTGGAAGTAGAAACGTTCTGTCAATCTGTCACGCCGCCTCGCTCATATACTTTTTATCTAAACAAAAAAAAATATATAATATGATACTTACCTGGTTACCTGTTTATACGAATTTGTCCTCACCTCCTTAAGCATTTGGGTCCACTATCCTTGGCTTTATCTCTAATTTGAACCAGCCTCTTTTGCCTCCTTTGCGTCCAGCGGTGCGAGTAAGTGCCTTGAATTCTATAGCCATTTTTTTCGCTGAAACGTCTCCGAATTGTTCCTCGTCAAACACATTTTGAATGTCCTCATTAGATACAAATTTTGTCTCGTCATTTGTTAATATGAAATATTCAAGTATAAATTTTCTAAGTGACTTGTTGGATAATTCTTTTTTCTGAGCCATTTCCTCAGCACTCAAATCAACATTAGGCACAACTTTTGTATCTGAATAGTTTCGCAATAGTAGCATAATCATAGCATTACACCAAGACACCTGGCGGATTTTTACTGTTTTTATATCAGGGTCAGCAAGTCTCCAAGTTTGTAAAACAAGTGGGTCCTCACCAGAGGCAAACCCAGCGTCAATTTCAGCTTGGGATTTGAATACATTTACACCTGAAAATTCCACACAAGTCTCAAACACGTCGTCATTAGTGGCCTCAGGGCTATCATTACAAAATATAAGTAGTCTTGCTTGATTAATGAATTCTGTAAAATATATATCGTAATTTTTCTTAGCAGTTAAGGGGTCACCTCCAGAACACAATTTTTTAATCATTTCACCATTTAGTTTGATAGTCTTGCCTTTTGGAGGAGCTGGCATTTCTTGACAAATAACGAAACGACAAAACTGAAACCCCAAAGCAAATTCCATTTGTTTTTCTCCTTTTTCCTGTTTTAATGACTTGTTACTGTTACAAAGCAAATTTGTATTATCAACTGTTCCACTATACGGACCAACCGCAAGTTTAATGCCGTCACTAATAACACTTTTACCAGCGTCTCTATTACTAATATATTGAGACCAAGCTTTATCCTCAAAGTGGCCTGCTAATCCCCTGCTATAGAATTTTAATGCGTTGATATAGTCGGCACCATACAACGGTTCAAATACACAGGTTCTTACGCTTTCAATAGCGTCCTCGTCAGGATTATCAAAGAAATCCTTAAAAGTCCGTTTAATTTGAACTGGAGTATAATATTCAAAGGCTGGTTCAACAGCAGGAACGGCTGGAACCTCCTCTACACCCTCGGAGGCTGGAACACCAGGAATTTCAGGTCTGCCGTTGATTTCGTCCCAAGTATAAAATCGGCCTTGGTTGTCTCCAGTTTTTTCTCTGAAATCTAAAACTCCGTCCAAAAAGCAAATGCGACCTTTTGTAGTAGTAACGAATTTTTCATAAAACATATCGTCCTCAGCGTCAACAATAATTTTAGACATTAAAGCCGTTAAGATATTATTGGCTCCTGAAACATTTCTACTGTATGGTTTCTTGTTGCCCTTGGCGTCCAGTTTGTAAAGGTCAGTTTTGAAAAGTATGAAATATTTGAGTTTCCCCTCAACCTCAAGTTTTGAACTGACCCAGACGTTGGCGTCCTGTTTGTAGAAATAGTTTCCCTTGCTGAATTTCAGTTTGTGACTAATAGCTCCAAATACAATATCAGCGGCCTCGCTATCGTCATTAACAGCTTGGTTTAGAGATACAGTAGTTGATAAATCGGAGACCTCGTCGTCCTCAACAACAGCGACATTAACGGCTACGGCGGCAGGCTGAACTAAAGGATTTACCATAACCGCCATTACCAAGTCTCGTCTCTGCTGTATCAATAGAAACAGAATTTTATTTTCAGGAAACGGCTTTCTAATAAAGGTAACCATTTGGAACCCAGATTTTTCTCGGACATATGCGTTTAGTCCGTCGTCGTGGAACTCAAGGTCTGCGTAGGAGAAAGCACAGGGAGGAGCGGTGAAACCGTCGTAACCCCAGTCAACCTCACGCTTTCTACACAGTTGATTTTCCACACAGTATTTGTTTGCGAGATAGGTGAATTCATTTTCTAAAATTTGACAAAAGCACGAGACCACTTTGTTTCGTAGTTTTGAAAATGGTCTGTCGCTATCGTCAGCACACTTTGAAAAGTCTTTGACAATTTGAACGAGCTCAGGATTATTATCAAAAACTCTACGCTGAAATGTTGACAAGTCCTGTTGTAATCTTACATACAAAGGGTGAGGTTTATCTTGGTTTTTCATTTCTCTTGGGAATTTGCCTTTGACCCTGAGTTTTTGAATTTTACTTTCTGCTAATCCATTCCAAGTGATTTCCTTACACCAGCCAGGGTGACCGCCACCATAGATAGTAACATTAACGAGATTTTTAATGTCTGCTGGCAATAGGGGTGGTTCATTATCAGCAGAATAATATGGAATGAGCTCCTCACACCACCTTTCAAAACCACCAGGTTTCAAATAACTCTCCAAAATTTGAACTCTATTGCCAGCTTTTTTCTCAACCTCGTAAACGATAGTAGGGTGTCCCTTGACTTGGTCTCTATCAACATACCCCATATAATGAAATATGGTGTTCTTAATTATACCAGCGTGTATAGTAAGGTCACCATAAATTCTACCAAAATTTCTATTTGGATAAACTTGTCCGTTACTGCCTGTATAAGTTGGTTCGGTTGGTTGTTCTGGATATCGCCTACCTAAGCCGTTGAACCGAGGTCTCATTACAATAGTAAGTTTGTTATCCTGGGTTATACAGTCCGCAGTTTTTTTCCATTCTGCTTTCATTTCAGGAGTTAGCCTTTCGTCTTGACATTCTAAAATCATATTAGCTAAGCACTTATCAACTGGAATTTGCCAATCTCCATTCATTTCGGCATATTGAGGAACCTTTGCTAAATTAATAGTATATTTGTTGAGAAATTTTGCCATTTGTATTATTAATATATAATAAAGTCTTACTTTTAAGTTGTTTGTTTAGATAATATTAATATAAACATATGGCAGATTTTTATTTCATTTTTTTTTTAAATTAAAAATGGTTTGTAATCAAAACACACGCAAATACACGCAAAAGTTTTTGAATTCATTAATTTTAATAATATGTAAATTACCAAATAGGGCAAAAAGGTCTAAACATATTATTAAAAAACTTAGGGAGTTTCAGCAGGCATTACGACGTTAAGCGGTGCGTTATTAATTAAACGCTCAATAAGCTCAGCAGGTAGAGTATCCAAAATGGCCTCCACCTTTTTATAATCTGAAAGATATGGTCCTAAAGTTTGGATATCTTCAGGGGACACATTCTTAAGTCTTTTGTATCTTAGAGAGTTTTTATATTGGCGTGACTGTTGAAGATTTTCGTTGTAACGTTTCTTTTGATATTCACGCATATACTCGGCACGTGGGTTGACAGATTGACAGGACACTTGGTTTTCCATTTGTATTATATAAATATAATAAGTTGTCTTTAATATGTTTATACTAATATTATATAAACGGTTAAGGGTGGCGAGTGTTTAACATTTTAACAATCTGTCCTATCGTCAGGGGATATATTTTGTCACCTTGAGGGGTCACTACAAGACCTTCACCAGTCACACCGTGAGAAAGATTTTTAGCAGATACACCAGCTCCTTCAAGCTTTATAGCTTTTTGTCTTTTATTTGAAGCAACAGAAGCAACAGTTTTGGCGACCTTGGCTTCCTCTGGGGTGGCGTATTTTTTAGGTCTGCCTCTTTTGCTCTTAAGTTCTTCTACGGCCATAGTAATTCCACCAGCTTCAGGCACAAGTGTATCAACAGGTGCTAAACCTTTTCCTGTAACTGCGGTGTCTGTAATTTCAGCACCACTTTTATCAAAAAATCTCCAAGCAGTAGGAAATCGGCTACCTCCTTGAGACGTTTTTGAAATACGGACTTTACCGTTGGGATTAATTGAACCTCTTTGCCACCAACCTAAACCAGGTCGTCTTTCTAAAATTCCTTCACCACCGTCACCTACCAAAGAGGGTCCATTTACATAAAAATCCCCTTCTGGAAAATGTCGTTTCTCTAAATCTTTCCAAAGTTTTTCTTTTATTTCAGGTCTCCATATAGCGTCTGTTTCGTCATTAGGTTCTTTGCTTTTGCTCTTTTTAGCAGGTTTGACAGCGGCAGGTTTTTCTCTTGCTTTTAATTTCTCAATTGCTTCAGTTGCCTTACGGATATTTTCGTCAGCCGTTTTCATTTTACCAGCAGGAGCGGTTGGGTTTGTTTTTTTCCAATCTTGAGCCTCTTTAAGTTTGGCCTCAAAAAAAGCAACATTCTTTTCAATATTAGCTACAGCAGATTTTACAGCACTTGGTTTTTCTGCTGCTGCTCTTGCTTTCTCCATTTCTTCCAACCCCTCAAAGTGGGGTTTTGATAACCGTTTTGCCAAGTCAGCCTTAAGTGCCTTTTTAGTAGGAGGCTTAGGGTGGGCCTTAGCATATTCAGCTTTACACTCAGGAGTAGATAAAGCACACCCATACGATAGATTATTCCTGGCAGCAAATGATTTTACAAAGTCAGTCCAAACGGTCATATATATTCCCTAAACATTATAATATTTTCAACAAGACCGTAAAAGGTTTGAATATGCTGATTAGGTCAAAAACGTCTTAACATTATATTAAATTAAGAAATTTATAAATTTTTAGTAAACTCAAAATCCTATAGATAACAAAAAAAAATGAAATAAAAATCTGACTTACAATCATAAGTATATTACAAACTATAACAAGCTTTTTAAAAATGTCAACTCAAATTATCAAATCTAAAAAATCTATCAAAGCCAAGGTTATCTTAATTATTGAGGATACACCTATGGAAACCGTAGCTATTAAGCTAACAAATAATTTTAATAAATTGTTATTAAGGAGAGCATTTCAAAAAATGGTTCCTTTATTACCATATGTAGACAGGGAAGAAGACGCTGGACCTTGCGAAGATTGCGGAGAACAAAAAGAATTAGCTGAAGACAGAGTTTGCCACAGGTGCTATCACTTCGCACAGCCTAAGGGTGAATGCTGGTGTGATACTAATGAAGACAAAGTTGAAGAACCAAAGTTTTATTTGGCGAACGGTTGTATTGGAAAAGACTTTTACAAACGCCATATCAAAGACGAGGTTACCAAGGCAACACAGAAAAAGTTTGAGGCCCTATTGAAGGACGAGGACGAGGACTTTATTGAATATTACCGAGTAGGTATTTCAAACCCAGACGATAAAGCGTGGGAGTTCAGTTCCCTTTGGTTCTTTGATATTAACCTGGATAAGGGATATATGCCTGTATTCCTATCAGGTGTCAATACGAGTTCGGCACTTGCTATGGAAATGTGCGGTATTGATAGAGACGACGAGGACGACGAGGACAACGGACGAACTTTGGAGGAGCTGTTAGATTACGCACCAAACGGAAACGAAAAATCAAAAGAAAATATTAAGAAAATTCTATTAATGAAAAAATAAATAGTAGTGTAGCCGTAGTATAGTTTATATATAATTAAAAGGGTTCCCATTAAGGACTGGTAAAACCATAAGGTTATCCCTCTTTTTTTAATGAGCCATAACGCCGATTAGGGCAAAAAGGTCTTAACATTAAAATATTTTTAAGAAATTTATAAAAATTAAGTGTCCTCGTAAGTCCTATAGATAAGAAAAAAAATTGAAATACTTTTCTACCTTATAATCATAAGCATATTACAAACTGAAAAAACTCTTAAAGATACCAATTCATAAGCCAAAGAAAATTCTTGGAAATTTTATTGCTGTTAAGAACAAACCAAAAGTATTTTAATTAAAAACAAGAAATAAATCATTATTTTAGCTTTCAACAAACTACACACAATCGTTTTAAGAATGACTGATTATCACGTTAACTTTACTTACCAAGGAAAACATATTGAGATAAAATATAAAAATGAAGAGGAGTTTTTAGAAATGAAAACTCGTTCCGAACAAATGATTATTGTAGGTTTGCGTCACGGATTAAGTCTGGAGCAGATTAGCGAAGTTTGGGGCGACAAGCTGGACCAATACTGGGAAGACTTTGCCAACTGCGACGACCAACAATTCGCTATAGGAATTATCATTTGTAAAAAATTAAAGGTCACCATTTTTGGACCAGACAGTTATTACGGTTGGGAGCACGTTCCGACCCCAAAGAGAAGAAATTTCAGACCCTGTCAGGTATGCGAAAAAGTATGTCATAAGAAATGTCCGTGCTGTAGGAAAGCGTATTATTGTTGCGAAGAGCACCAGAAAAGCGATTGGAAGGAGCACAAGAAGACCTGCGTAGGAAAGAATACTCCAGAAGTTAATGTAGTGTAGACGTAGTGTAGCTTAGATAGATAAATTATATAATTAAGGGTTTCCATTAAGGATTTGTAAAACCCCACCGTAGTCCATAAGGACAGGTGGGGTCTCCCTTTTTTTAATGAGCCATAATGCCGATTAGGGCAATTTGGTCTTAACATTATAATATTTTAAGAAATTTATAAAAATTAAGTGACCTCAAATACTTATACATTAAAAAAAAAAATGAAATGAATTTCAGACTTATATGGTAAGGTATAATCCAAACTTATAACAAGCTTTAAACTTATCAAAATGAATACTGAAATTGAAAATTGCGAATGCCCTTTTCCAAAATTTGTAGTCAGAGACGGAATTCATATGTGCCGAGCGTGTGAATTACCAGACCACTATAAAAATGGTGTGGTTAGTGATTGGAGTGACAGCGACGAAGAAGACGAAGACCAAGGCCCTTGGTGTTGTTTTACTTGTGGTAAATATTTTCAAGAAAAGGAATGTTACTTTGAAAATGCCAGAGTATATTGTATGAGTTGTGTTCCAGAAGACAGCGACGAAGAAGACGAAGACGCAGAATTTGGCAAGCCCAACAGAGGATACTGTTGTGTGGCTTGTAGTGAACGAATAGTAGGTAAGTATGAATTCACAGGAGGACAATATGCGGAAAATGGCGACCCCCTTTGTAGAGATTGTTGGGATAGACCCCAACACGATTGCTTCAACTCCTGCTATAAAAACCCATATGGTGTATGGTGGTGCCAAGACCAAGACGAATTCACAAATAGAACTTGTGGATACTGCGACACAAGTTTTGACCTCAAAGACCCACACTACTACGACGAAGAAGGTGGCGATTGCTACTGTAATGAGGATTGTTTTAAACAAACTGTAGAATAAATTAGATAGATAGATTATACTGTAGCTAATAATATAATTAAGAGGTTCCCATTAAGGACTGGTAAAACCATAAGGTTATCCTCTTTTTTATTCCAAGTCCAACAAATAATGTAAATACCAAAATAGGGCAAATTAGTCTTAACATTAAATATAGTTAAAATTTTTAGTGAAATTTAAGTTACCCTCAAATCCTATACATTTAAAATAAAATTGAAATACTTTTCAACCATATAATCATAAGCATATTACAAACTATAACAAGCTTTAAACTTATCAAAATGTCAAAATCAAATATGGAAATCATTAACTTTATCGCTGACGGTATGACCTCAGCAGAATTAATTAATGTTATAAAATTATTAGATACAAAGCGTAAGGAGAAAGAGGAGATTGAAAGAGAACAGGAATATAATAACAAAATGAAAATAATCAAAGAAAAATTAGCAGCAGGTGAACCAGTCAGTATGTCAGCTTTCAGAGAACTCAACGACCACGAGCAAACAGGTTACAGTAGTTGGTGTAACAAGTTTTCGTCCGCCAGGTGGACTATCAGAAACAGTTACAGAGGTGGTAATTGTGGGGAATGGCAAGCCGTTATTTTGGACTACAACAAAGACAAGCTGAAAGAGTTCTTTGAGGAGCAGAAAGAGAAAAGAGCAGAGGATAAAAGACGTCAAGCCAAATTCAGGAGACAACAAATTCAAGCCGAGTTGGATTTAAAAACAAAAGCATTTGATATTAAGAAAATGGCCCAACTCCCAGACCTTGTTGGCAAATATTGTTTGTCATTCCTATCCACACCTGAAACGGCTGAGGAAACTCAAAAAAATAAAGATTACGATAGAAAGTGTCGCTATTTGGATAATGGCTTTAACAAACAAAGACCAGCTCGGCTATGGGAACAAGTAATGAATTACGTCTGGTGGCATACTTGGGACAACAAATACAAACCCCTTTTAATGGCAAAGTATGAAAAGGTTTCATTTGAGAAAATCAAAACGTTCCATAGCCGAAATCAAGACCTATTTAGAAACGTAGGTTACGAAAAATTATCAAGGTCCTCAAAAAAGCTATTCCTGGAGCAGATAAAATATGGAGAACTTGACAAAAATATTAAAGTCCTTGAATATGTAAATGCTGTATTAGGTTTTAAGTAGATAGATAGATTATACTGTAGCTAATAATATAATTAAGAGGTTCCCATTAAGGACTGGTAAAACCATAAGGTTATCCTCTTTTTTTATTCCAAGTCCAAAAAAATAATGGGTAATCCAAATTAGGGCAAAATGGTATCAACATTATAATATTTTAAATAAAAACACGCAAATTATAAATTTTTAGTGACCTCAAATACTTATACATTTAAAAAAAAAATGAAATAAAAATCAGACTTATATGGTAAGGTATATTAGTAATTATAACAAGCTTTAAACTTATCAAAATGAATACCGAAATGAAAATGGATAATTTCTTTGAGGAGAATAATATTAAGGAAAGTAAATCAGTAACTTTTCAGAAAATTATTAATGGGAAAGGTGTTGAGAAACTTTTGCTAACACCTCAGGCGATATCAGAATTGTCAGCGAGACAAGCTGTAACTTGCGAACAAGTGGACGGCGAGACTTTCATAACTGCTTGCTGGAATGGTTTCTATTGTTTAGTCAACGTTGTTTGGCGAGACTTTGGAAACGTTCACCCAGTAACAATTGTATCCCAGTCAGACTTTGAAAGTATGGGAATGACAACCAAAGAGTTTCTGGACGCCATTACCAAGATTAGAAAATTTACGACTGCTGAGATTGATAACACTCACAATCTTATTCCGAGAAAAATGATTTATACTATATTTACGCTAACCCTTAAAGTTTTACTTAATCAGGTGATTTACGGACACTACTGGTGCTTAATGAAAAAAGAAAAGAGAGCCCTCAACGACCAGCTTTTGGAACACCACGCCGCAGGACGAATTAGTTCCCAGCATATGAGAGACGCCAAACAAAACTACGACAGTATGTGGAAATGGCTTGACGAGTTTGTCAACATTTGTATTGAGAAAATGAAATTGACTGGATTGCCAACTGAACCAATTGATTACGATACGGACGATATAGTAATGCCGAATAGTGGAGAACACTTTCATATACGAGAGGGTATCAAACGAAACCTAAAGCTTTGGTATGGGTTAAAATTGTTTGAAAACCTGCCAGAACAACACGGCTTAGGTGGTATATTAGATATCAACTTTGAAATCAAGGACAAGACCAAGTGTAAGTGCTGCGGATTTAGAGAGGAGACTTGCGGAAAGGCAAAACCGAATTGTGTATTTTGTAATAAAGCTTGCGAAAACGAATTTGGTAACAGCGTGCGTGGAGCAGGGGTTGGAGTAGGGAGAGTTAGAGTTTTCGGTCAAGACACAATTGTTAACGAGGACACGGACGTTTGTTGTAACGTATGTAACGTATTAGTAATAAATGCCAGAATGCGAAAAGCGGAAATGAAAAACGAAAAAACTATAGAGGAAACCAAAAAGAGAAAACAAGCAGCAGACCAAGCCGAGGCAGAATTATTAGCCGCTTTGGACGCCGAACCAAAACCAGTCAAAGCCGAAAAGAAAAAAGAAAAGAAAGTCAACAAGTTTGCCTGCCCTTGCGGAGATAAAAACTGTATGCCAAGGCCTGCCAAGACTGCCTGGGTCAACGGAGTAAAAAGAGACCAATCATTCCTACAAAGAGCCTGGGACAGCAAGCATAATTCAAGTGGAAAGCATAGTGATAGTAGTAGCGATATTTAGATAGATTAGTTTTAGATAATTAAATAATAAAAAGGGTTCCCATTAAGGACTGGTAAAACTCATAAGAGTAATCCCTTTTTTTATTCAAATACTAAAGTGTAACGGCTTAAAGAGGACGGTAACGTCCAGGACCAACAAGTCCAGACTAAATATATGTTAATATAATATTCATATAAACATATTAAAGACTAATTGGTATATATATTTATAATATGGAGACACAAACGACTATTCATACAACGACTACTGATAGAGACCAACTTGGTAAATGTATATCCGAATTAATGGATATCATATCAAGTGTAGGTTTTGAGGACAGAAAGTTAACTGAGAATGAATTTTTAGAATTAATGAATAATATGAAACGAATGAATGAATTAAAAGAAATCATTAGAGGTAATACAATTTACGTTACAATTGAGAGAGCAAGAGCAAGACAGCCAAGACCAGCTCAGAAACCAAAGCCCTCTTTGTCACAGAAATTAGTTCACCCAGACTACGGTTGTTGCGAACGTTGTGACCGAGTAATATTAAAAAAGAAAATAGAGAGACACCAACAGACGGCGGTATGCTGTCAAATATATCAGTCAAAGACCAGCACTAAAATAACGGAGGTTATCCATAGTGATTGGCACCAGATACAACAGGTGTTGGCAAGACAGACTGAGGTTGATACTTGTAAAAAGAAAAAGTTAATGGAGCCGTATTTAGAGGACAGAGAAATTTCAGCTATTGATTGGACGCAGGCATATATGACAGCAATTGACGGTTCAAAAGTTGGAGTAAAATGGATACCAACTGAGGACATTAATTCAGGAGCTGTAACAATTTGTTAATATCAAACTAAATTATAAAATTATAAAAATTTATTATCTAATATGGTATGCTTTCAAATACTTTAATTTCAGTCGCCGATTTGACTACGATATGTGTGACAGATTGACAGGACAGATATGAAATCAAAAAGTGTCTAAGAGAATGAAAATATGGTTTGGTGGTTTTAAAATTCTGAAAAGTGAAAAGTAAAAAGTAAAAATCTATGGCAACTGTTGGAAACCTATCTGTCCTGTCAAATGTGTCAAAGTGTCAAAATGGAATATATTGTATAGACCCTTTTTATATAACCCAACT